TCAAAAAAATATCATTGAAATAATTCCGTGCGGCCAGACCAGACCGCTGCACAGAAAAAAATCCCCCTTGTAGAATTTGGTATATCTCTTCTTCCCGTTCCTTTTATCCGACTGAAAGAGCACAGCAAAGTACGGCGCAACATCGTCCTTGCCCGCCTTCATCACGCCGTTTTCGATGGCGTGTCCTAGAAGATAGGCAGTATACTCAAGCGGCAAAGCCGCCGTGTCAAACGTGAGGTCATAGGATGCGGTATTCGATGCCGTATCCACGGACTGCCCGTCGGCAAAAAGCTCCGCCTGATTCGTCTGCGGCTTGATGTCCACCTTGCGCAGGAGCTTCCCGAGCGGAATCGGAGCTCCGTAGGTCGCCGCTCCTCCTGCTGCATCGGTGAGCATCTTCGCGATATGAAGTTTCTGGATGTTGATGAACTGCCCGCTCGTCAGATTCGCGGCGGGCTTTCCTGTTGGTGTTGGACTTGGCATTTTATTCTCCCTCCACTGCTGTTCTGTAATCTGTGATTTCCACGAAAATATCTTTCTCTGTCAGTTCCTGCGTCTGCGCCCGCACAAAGCCGAGCGGCAGGAGCACGTTCTGCACCGCTCGATGAATCGCCCGAAACCGGCCATCCTTCGTCAGAATGTGGATACGCACTGTCACACGACGCTCCAACTCCGTGCCGTCTGCCGAAAGAGCAGGTACATCCGAAATAACGGAGTAAACGAGAACGGGATACGTCCCTGCATTGGGACTGTACCCGTGATAGATGCTCTTCTTTCCGTGAGCGAGAAGCTGCGTCAGCTCCTTCGAGCGCACAAGTGCCTGATACACCATCCGTGCTGTACTCATTTCCCTCTCCTCCGTATTGCCATACGGACGGCATCGACGATGGCAGAACGGATCCCGTCCTTCTTGGCATCAAGCGCGGGATAGAGAAACGGACGGTTGATGCGTGGGCTGAATTCGACGAGTGTACCGTAGAATACGCCATCACTGGATACGGCATCTGCTGCGATCCTCCAAACGGAGCCGTCCTTTCGTCGCAGCCGCTTATGGATGGAGTCGCGCAGTGCGCCCTTTACCACGCGCTTATCTGTTCCCGTATAGACGGGACAGCGGTTCTTCGCCTCCGCGACCACATCGTCCGCGCCGTTTGCAAGAGCTTCTTTTGCCGCAGCCGTCGCCTCCGCGCCGAGTTCCGAGAGGATCTTCTCGGCAGATATGAAACCTCTATATCTAGCCATCTTCCACCAACTCCCTGCATTCCAGAACAAGCCATCGCTTCTTGCCGCCAAGCGGATAGGGCGGCGCAATGGGTGTGAGCCGCTTCCCATTCCACTGCACTAGGTCGGTCACGCGCACATCTGTGCGGTAACGAATGACGATGCGGTAATCCACCTCCTGCACCTTCTCCGCATACCCGTCCGAGATTTTCGCGGCAAACGGCAGAACGAGCGCCCATGCTTTCCCGACTTCCTGTGTTGTTTGCGCGAGGATATTCCCCTCATCGTCGGTCTCCGTCACGGGACGCAGGATGGAAATACGATGGCGAAGTTCACTCATGGACACCCTCACCTAAAAGACCTCCTTCCGCACACCAAAGAGGAGCGAGCGCAGTGTCAGCGCAAGCCCCCTGTGATCCGCTTCCTCCCGATGTTCATAGAGATAGGACACGGCATAGAGCACCGCGACACGCACGATTGCTTGATCTTCGACCTTGGACAGCTTCTTCACGCGCAGAAGTGCCGTGCAAATCTGTTCTGCCGTTTCCGCAAAGTGCATGAGGAGATCGTCCTCCTCGTCTCCGTCAATCCTAAGATACTGCTTGACTGCTGCAAGCGGCACAAGCATAAAACCACCTCCCCTCTTTGCCGCAAACATACATCAACCCTTCATCTTGAGTGTCTGCACGGCTTCCTCAAGAACGAGTTTGCCATCCACGCGCTCCTTCATGACGTAGCCGACCATGCCGTTGCCCGCAAACAGCTCCTTGAGTTCCTGCAGAGAGCGGGTGCCGCGATCCCCGATGTTGTAGTAGGAGTAATCTCCGAACGCGATGACGGTCTTGCCCGCCTCGACAGCAGGCATATATGCCGAAGAGTACACGGGATAGCCGAGCAGACGGTCGGGTTCGCCCATCTGGTAGGACGGCTGCCAGAAATACGCCCCATTCGCGTCCTTGAGCTTTCGGATGCTTGCAAGCGTCTGATCGTTGACGATGAACGCCGCATTCTTGCGGTAGGGACGCTTGAGGCTGTAGACGAGGGTGACGAGTTCGTCTGCCTTGATGTCGGCTGCCGCCGTGGTAACGGATGTCTTTGCCGAGGTGAGAAGTCCCTTCGGCTTGTGCGTCCCATCGCCACTCAGGAATGCGTCCTCCTCTGCGTTGCCGAGTGCCTTGCCGAACTGCTCGATGAGGTAGTTCTCAAGGTTGAAGGCGTTGTCGTAAAGCAGTTCCTCCGTCACCTTGACTGCAACGTGGAGTTTGTGGGCATCGAGAACAATCTGGTCGAAGGTCGCGTCCCCGAAGGTGAGCGGCGCGCCTTCCTCAATCCACGATGCCGCAGGTTTCGTGGCGGCGATGTTGATCTTGTGCTCCCCGCTCGTGGTGATGACCGTCGCAAGCGGACGCAGGACGTTCTCTTCAGTGAGTACGTCGATCAGACGCTTGTCGTACTCCTCCGGCACGAGATAGCCGCC